GCAGCGTGATCAACAACCGCCCGGATTTCGAAGCGGGCCCGGATCAACCGACGAACGCCGACATCCAGGCCGCAGCGACCGCAGCCGGCCTCGCGTACGCCTACCTGCCCGTGGCACCGGCGTATCTGACGGGGCCCGCGATAAATGGAAGAGCGCCGTGCGATAAATGGAAGGAAGAGGCCGGAAGAAGACGGAAAAAAGAGGCCGCGCGCAAAAATGGCTTACGTGTGGCGAAAGGCGATGGCGCAGTGTCCAGGTACGGTGACCATGATGCCGACCTCGGCGCTCATGCCGCCCAGCTGTAGATGATCAGCTCCTTGCGCTTCGCCGCCTTGGCGCCGCCGCCGACCGTGTACTGGATGTCGACCGACTCCATCCTGTAGCCCGCGAAGGCGCGCCGAATGTCCGGGTGGTCGTTCAGCGTCACGATCGCCTTGCCCTGCAGGCGGCCGAGGCAGCTCGCCAGGCGCTCGTACTCTTCCCAGCCGAACTCGACGCCGTAGCCCTCGGTCTGCCAGTAAGGCGGGTCCATGAAGAACAGCGTGTGAGGGCGGTCGTACTTGGCCACGCAGGCGGACCAATCCAGGCTCTCGATGTAGGCGCCAGCGAGCCGCAAATAGGCCTCGCTGAGCCGCTCCTCGATCCGCAGCAGGTTGATCGGTGGCGCGGTCGTCGCCGTGCCCCAGGTCTGCCCGTGAACCTTGCCGCCGAAGGCCATCTGCTGCAGGTAGAAGAAGCGCGCCGCGCGCTGAATGTCCGTCAGCACGTGTGGCGGCGTCTCCTTGGTCCACTTGAACACCTCGCGCGAGCTCAGCGCCCATTTGAACTGCCGGATGAACTCCTCGAGGTGTCGCTGCACGACGCGGTACAGGTTCACCAGCTCGCCGTTCATGTCGTTGATCACCTCCACCTTCGCCGGCTCGCGCATGAAGAACAGCGCGGCGCCGCCGGCGAAGGCCTCCACGTAGCACACGTGGGGCGGGAAGCGTTCGAGCAGCGTTGCTGCCAGGCGGCGTTTGCCGCCGATCCAGGGGACGATGGGTTGGGCCATAGCGAGTTCCAGGTTGGTTCTAAACTCGGCCCGCCTCTAGAGGTGGCAGGGCCTTGGCTGGCTCGCAGGTAAGTTCTGCGGGTTGGTGACCGTCCCGGGTGTTAGCGCACCCGAGGCGGTCGCCTTGTCTTTTTGCGTCAGCTCATGAGCTGCTCCCATGCGTTCCACGGCCCCGGTCCACCTCGGCCAGACGGTCAGCACGCAGTCGGCAATCCGTACCACGGTCAACGCCACCGACAGCCAGCGCAAGACCCGTTTCCAACGTCGTCGGCTTTGCCACCTTTGCTTGTCCTTGCTCATCGTTCGCTCCCGCGGCACAGGCGCCGAGATCGAACGGTGCAGGCAATCGCCGGACAAAGGCAGGGGGGGAAGGTGGCGCAAATGCGGTCGTCTGCATCACTCCTCCTCGAACCCCGGCAGCCGCACCTGCGTCTTGCGCAGCTGCGCGCGCCGCACATGCGCCAGGATGTTGCCCACCTGCTGTTCCGTCAGGGCGTGCTGGGCGGCCAGCTCGGGCGCGTTGTGGCCGTTGAACTCGTGCCAAATCTGCATGTCGCGCAGCTCCAGCGCGTACTCGCGGTCCTGCGGGATGTAGACGCGCTGTCCGCCGTACTCGTTGCACAGCAGGTGCGCCGCCTCGCGCATCGCCACGCGTGCCTGCGTCTCCGGCACGGCCAGCTGGCGCACGATCTCCCCGGTGCCGATCTCGATCATCCGCATCACCAGCTCGGCCGGCGTCGGCCTGCCCTTGCGCCCCATCAGCGGCCCTCCGTCATTGAATTCAATTGCAGCCGCTCTCGAACGCGCCATACCAGCGTGCCGAGTGCGAGTACGGATTCGGTGTAGGCGTTCTGCTTCGTGACGCCCAGGGCGTCGCCCAACTCGCGCAGCGTGCAGCAGGTGTCGATCTGGCGGCTCGCCTCGACGCCGAGCCGATAGCGCAGCGACCAGCTCGGCCCGTCGTGCAGGCCTACGCGGCTGAACTCGGTGAAGGGCTGATTCGCTCGCTTCACGCCGGCTGTTCCTGCAGCGGCGGCACGTTCTTCCACGCGCCCGAGTCGTTCACCTGCAGCCTCATCGCGTGGCCCCCGGCGCCGTGCGGTCGCGCAGCCAGCGCTTCAGGCTCTCGACGACCAGGTCCTCCTGCTGCGCGTTGAGCCACTCCAGCCGATCCACCTGCGTCTGGCGCTTCACGAACGCCAGCAGCGCCGGCATCCTGCGGTTCTTCACGCAGCCCGCGTCCGCGAGCTGCTGCCACAGGCTCCACATCTTGCGCTGCACCGGCGACAGCGGCGCCGCCACCGCGCGCGCTGCCGGCGACTGCTGGCGCGGGCTCCAGCCGCACGCACGCATGTGCTCCAGCAGCCGCAGCCGCCCCGCCATGTCCAGCTCCGCGCTGCTCTTGGCCCGGCACACCGACCACAGGATCTCGCGATAGAACGCGTCGTCCCAGCGCAGCGCCTTCATCCCGATGTGGATCTGCGCCAGGTCGGCGCGGCGGTTATCTCGAACGGCAGCAGGTCTTGCCACGGCGGGCTCCTTGAGAGTTGCAGGTGTTGCGCACACCTGCGAAGCGGGTCACGCCGCGCCGCCCCGAAAGGAGTGGGCCCGGCGGTGGATCGAAGGACATCCAGCGCCGCTGCGCGCGTCACCTGCGGCGGTTGTGAGCGGGGCCACTCGCCGCATACACCCCAACGGCCTCTCGCGCCCCCTGGCGGCCGTCTGCGCGTGTCCAAGAACCCGACTGCCCGCGCTGCCCGTCAAGCCTCGGCGGCCTCGTCCACCGCGCTCTTGAGCAGCTGGTTCACCAGCTTGTCCACCTCGCTGTCGGTCGGCTTGATCACGACCACGTCGTCCGTGCCCTCGACCGTCACGCCCAGGCGCTTCAGGTCCGCCACCGCCAGCTGCGACAGCGCCGCCTTCACCGGCGTCTCGCGCGTCGCGACGAGCACGTCCACCTGGTCGGGAAAGTGCTTGCGGATCAGCGCGATCACGCGCCGCTCGTCGTCGTACTCGAGCTTGCCCGCGCCCTTCACGTAGCCGAACTTGATGCCGTGCAGCACCACCGTGCGCGGCTTCACGAAGAGCTGCGGGTTCTCCTCGATCACCGCGCGCAGCCGCTCGTGCTGCTCGGCCGCCGCCGCCACCGCGCGCTTGAGCGCCTTCATGTGCTCGCGCTTCAAGGCGTCGATGCCGGCGTTCAGCTCGCCGACGATCGCGCTCACCGCCTCGCGCGTGTCGGCCAGCGCCTTGGCGCGCCGCTCCAGGTCGTTCAGGGTCGTCATGCTGCGTCCTCCGTAGCGTTATCGAAAGGGGTCTGGCCGAGCGCCGCCCGTGCGCTCGCGATCGCGGCGTCCTTCGCAGCCAGGTAGTCGCTCACCACGTGCGGCGCCGCGCGCCGGCCGCGCGGCACCACCGCCGTCAGCGCGCCCCAGGTGCGGTACACCGCCAGCTGCTGAGGCGCAGGCACCAGCCGCCAGTGCTGCCCGCACATCAGGAACGCGTGGATGATCGGGCGCTCGCACACCGCGCACGGGTGGCGCGCCAGGTCCACCTGCAGGGCCTTCTCGGCGGGTTCGCTCATGCTCATTTCTCAGTCATCCGAAGCTGCCCCAGCAGGTCGGGCAGCGAGACCTTCTTCATCCGGCTCAGCAACCGCAGCGAATGCAGCGCCCGGTGCTCCAGGAACGCGCAGCTCGCCTGCAGGTCCTCTGCCGTCACCGCCATGAAGTACCCCGTGTGCGGCTGCCCGCACACCGCGATCCCTTCCTCGCGCAGCTCGCTGATCCACTTGCGCAAGTGCCGCGGCGGCACCCCGAGCTGCGCCGCCAGCGCACGCGCCGAAATGCCCTTCTCGCGTCCCTGATGGCCCGCCAGCGCATTGAGCACCTGGGTCTTGTTCATGCATCGCCCTCCTGCGTCTGCACTCCCGCCTGAGCCGCCTTGCGCGCCGCGATCTCGGCCGCCACCTTGCGCGCATACCGGCTCGGCCCCTGGTAGGCCGGCACCGGCGGCGGCGCCGTGTGCAGCACCGTCGCCGGCGGCGCTGCCAGCGCCTCCATCGGCGCCGCCAGCGCGGCCATCGCCGGCGCCAGGCCGCCCGCATGCGCCCGCCCGCGGCGGCCTGCCTCCGTCTCGCGCTCCGCCTGCGCCTCCAGCTTGTCCGCCAGGCCCGCGATCACCTCGTACAGATAGCCGTGGCTCTTCAGCGGCAGCGTCAGCGTGCCCTTGTCGCGCGCCGCCAGCACCGTCTCGATCGCCGTGCGCCACGCCGCCAGCGGCGCCGCCCAGTCGCGCCCGTTGCGCGTGATCGCCTCGCGCTCCAGGTCCGGCAGCAGCTCCTCGATCAGCGCCACCACGCGCCCGTGGCTCATCTGGCGCTTGCCCGGCCGGAACAGCGCCACGTAGCGCAACACCATTGCGCCGGCCGGCACGCCGATCGCCACCAGCCGGCTGAGCGCCTGGCGCGAATCCTCGTGCGCCAGCAGCACGTCGAGCGTCATCTCCGCGCCGCAGCCCGGGCAGGTCACCCTCATCGCGCGCCCTCCGCCGCGCGGCGCATCGCGCGGCAGTGCGAAATGGCGCCCGCCGGCCCGTCGCAGCGCAGCTCCAGCACGCCGCTCTCCCACATCGCGTTCGCCTCCTCGCGCAGCACGCGCGGCTCCACCGCCAGATGCGACGCCAGCTCCTCCACCGTCAGCCACTCGGTCGGCCGCGCATGCACGCGGACCAGGATCAACGCCATCAGCGCCCAGCTCATCGGCATGGCAGCGCCTCCGCCAGCGCCGTCCCGCCCAGCCGGTCCAGATACTGGAACAGCGCCCGCGTCTCCTGCGGCTGCAGGTCCACCTGCTGCCCGTCCTCGAGCTGCATCCAAAGCACGCCGTCGCTGTACAGCGCGACGAGGAATTGCTGGCCGTCGTCGAAGCGCTCCGGCGCCGCCGCCGGCCCAGGCTGCACGGCGCCGGCAGGCTCGTCGGCCGGCTCGGCCTGCGCGTCCGCCAGCGACAGCTCGAGCTTCAGGTCCGCCGCCGCCGCCGGCGGGAGCGCTGCATCCGCCGCAGCCGGCCGCACCCGGCCCGACCCCAGCCGGTACAGCGTCAGCCGCTCGCCATCGCGCAGCACCGCGCACGTCACGAGCCGGTGGCAGTCCACGTCCAGCCGCAGCGCCGCGTCCGCCGCCTGCGCGCTCACGCCGAGCTGGCGCGCGATCTGCGCACTGTCCAGCCCGCCCGCCGCGCGCGCCAGCAGCCGGAACGCGCGCACCGCGAGCGGCGCCTCGTCCGTGCCGCCCTCCGTGTCCCCCCGCTGGCGCGCCAGGCCGTCGATCGGCGGCGCCGCCATCCCCGGCGCCAGCGTGTACGCCTCGCCCTTGCCGGCGTGCAGCACCCAGCCCTCCTTCTTCAGCTGGTACAGGTTCTGCTCGAGCTGCTTGCCCGTCAGGTCGGCAAGCTGCTGTGCGAGATCGACGCGCCGCAGCCCCGCGGCACCGGCCGCGTGCAGCGCCAGGTACACCCGCGTGCGCATCGCACGCGCACCCCATGCCCAGCCCGCGGGCCGGCTCACGGCCGCCCCCGCGCGCCGCCCGCGCTGCCACTGCCTGCGGCCCCGGCAGCGCAACCGTCCTGCCGGCCCGCCGCCACGCCTGCCTCGAAGCCGCGCGAATGCGCCTGCGCCAGCGCCTCGCGCGCTGCCGCCGCGCTTGCCGCATCGCTCGCCTCGAACGCGCCGGCCAGCGCGTACAGCGCCACCATGCACAGCGCCGCCGTCGCGCCCCACCACCAGTCCGCGTGCGAGTGCGTCGTGCGGATCACGTGGCCGTTGTCGTCGAACAGGAAACGGGGTTTCATCGCAGGGCCTCCGAAGGGGTTGAGGGTTCAGACCGCGCGCACCACGTCGCGCGTCACCAGCGGCGCGCCGAGCTCCGCCGCCAGGTTCAGGCACGCCGTCACCGTGTTGTTCACGGCCAGCGGGTACAGCAGGCTCACCGGCGCGTTGCGCACGCCAGGGCGCAGCACCGTCAGCCGCTCCCGGATCGCCTCCACCGCGCCGTCGTCCATCAGCGTCGCCAGCTCGCGCCCGGCCAGCTTCGCGCGATGCTGCAGGTAGGCCTTCAGGTCGTTGCCCAGCGGCTGCAGCTCCACCATTTCGATGCGCTGCACCACCTCGCGCACGTCGTGGCGCTTCTCGTCGAGCTTGGCGCGCAGCTCCGGCTGCCCGAGCAGCAGGATGCCCAGCATCGGCTTGCGCCCGTTCAGCCGCATCCGCTCGTGCAGCCGCTTCAGGTGCTTCAACGTCGCGATCGGCAGCGAATGCGCCTCCTCGATCAGCAGCAGGTGGCTGTTGCCCGCCGTCGTGCTGTCGACGAGCAGGCGCTCCACCTGGCGCGTGCGCTTCTCCAGCGTCTGCGCCACCACCGCCAGGCGATCGAGCGTCAGCGCGATCGCGCACAAGATGTCGCCCGCCTTGAGCACCTTGCCGCGCGAATCGTTGTCCTCCATCCCCAGCACGCTCGGCTCGATCACCACCGTCGGCTTGCGGTCCGTCGCGATGCGCTCCTTCAGGTCCGCCAGCAGCGTCGTCTTGCCCGCGCCGCTCTCGCCCGTCACCCCCACGAAGCGCGCGTTCACCGCCGCCTGCCAGCACGCCTCCCGCACGAAGCGGATCTCCCCGTTGGCGAACATCTGCTCGGCGCTCTCCACCTCCCCGTCGAACGGGTTCACGAACAGCTCGAACGCCTTGCGTGCGGCCGGGCTCAGGGTCTGCTTTGCGAGTAACACGTCGGTCTCCTTCGGTTCGGGTTTGCGTGGCGGGGTCGCCACATGGGTGCGCTTGCGCACGTGCGCATGGAACGCGCCGTCGATCTGCTCGTCGCTGCCGCCGCGCGCCGCCAGCAGCTCGCGCAGCGCGTGGCGGATCTGCTCGGCATCGGTGCGCGCGGGCCAGCGGTTGCTGTCCACCAGGTCGAAGATCGCCGTCCGCGAAATGCCCGCCGCGCCCGCCATCTCCGCCAGCGAAATGCCCAGCTCGCGGCAGATCGATCCCAGCTCCAGGCGCACGCCCTCGGGCGGCTGCGCCGGGTCGAACGGCCGCGCGATGCGCGCCATCCGCTGGCTGCGCGTGCCGCTCATGGCGTGGTGCCTCCGGCTACGACACGCAGCCCGCCCTCGGCCGGCGCCGGGTGGTCCGTCATGTACTGCGCCGCGAGCTGCGCGCACAGCGCGTCCACCTGGTCCTCCGGCGCGCCCTCGGCGCCGAAGCGCTGGCTCACCCACGCGAACACGCGCTGCGCGTCGTACGCGTCGGCCAGGCCGAGCCGCGCCAGCCCGGCGCGGATCGCTTTGCACGCATCCACCGGGTTCAGCCGCGCCGGCTCCACGTTGCGCGCGGCGGCGTCGAGCGCCGTGCCGCGCTTGGGCATGAACGCCGGCAGCACCGCCTCGGCGGCGCGCTTGAACGGGTCCACCCGCCCGCCGAAGACCAGCGCGCCGGCCTCCTGCGCCCGCTCGGCCGCCGCCACGCGCTCCTTCGTCGTGGCGCCCTCGGGCAGCGCCTGCACCTGCTGCGCATCGCCGTAGCTGCGCAGCAGCACCGCGTCGCGGTTGTGCTCCAGCACCCCGCGATGCGACGCGCGCAGCTCCTCGCCGATCACCGGGCCGTCCAGGCGCCGGCCCACGTCGTCGAGCTCCAGCGGCGCCACCGTGATCCAGCGCTGCTCGCCCGTCGCCTCGTCCACGTAGCCAACGTCGATCGCCGGCATGCGGTACGGGTTGAGCACCACCTCCACCTTCGCGCCCGCCATCACCCCCGGCACGTATCGCACGTCGTAGCGGCGGCTGCCGAAGCTCCGGTGCGCGAACTGCACCTCGAGGTTGTTGTTCACGCGCGCCAGACGCGGGTGCGTCGTCACCAGCTCGCGCATCACGTCCTCGGGCGGCGCCAGACGCAACTGCTCGGCAGTGATCGTCAGCCAAAGCGCGTGGCGCGTGTTTCCGTAGCGCGTATGGATCGCCTGCGCGCCGTACACGTTGGCCCACGTCAGCGCCTTCGCGTTCAGGTCCTCGAGGCTCTCCACGCGCGCAAACCGCAGGCTGCTCTCGAAATGCAGCTCCACCAGGTGGTGTGCCTTCTCCACCGAACCGTTCGCCCGGCTGTTGCGCCGCTCGTGCACGATCACGCGGATATCCATGCGATCGCAAAGGTTCAGCACTGCCGCGCTCGTGTTCGCGCTGCCCATGTCCATCTGCAGGATGAACGGCACACCGTGCATCACGTGCGCCGCCCGGCCTGCGGCATCGAGCTTCGGCGCAAAGCACCAGATCAGGAAGTCGGCCAGATGCAGCGCGCACTCGCTGCCCAGGTAGTAGCGCGTCAGCAGCTCATGCTCGTAATGGTCGGCCACCGTGTAGCGGATCAGTCGTTCCTGCTGCACGCGCGTCAGGTTGGCGGGCTTGTTCTTGTAGAACTCCGCCTCGTCCATCACCTGCAGACCGGTCGCGTTCGAGAGGTAGTACGCCACGCACACTGACGCGTCCACCTGCCACACGTGGTTCGGGTGCAGGCTGCGCTGCTCGACGGACGGCGTCGGCCGCGTCATCTGGCTCGGGTGCAGGCCATGCTCCGTCAGCAGCGTCGCGAGCCGTCCTGGCGAAAGCGCGGTCGAGATCTCGCCGTTCTCCCGCAGCATCTGCACCGCCGTATCGAACGTCATGATGCGCCGCCCCGTCTTGCGAAACGTCCCCGTCAGCGCCGCGCTCAGCTGCTCCAGTTCTGCCCGCTGCACGCCGCGCGCGCCGGCATCGGTGCGCCGCTTGCGCCCGCTGTCGTGCCGCAGGTGCTGTGCCAGCCAGCGGTGCACCGTCGCCGGCGCCACGCCCAGGTGCTGCGCCGCGCGCGCCACGATCGGCGCCTTCGCGCCGTGCGGGGCTGCCGCCAGCTCCCGGCGTACCGCGTCCAGGTGCAGCGTCTGCGCCGCGTTCAGGTTCTGGGCCATCGCAGCGCGCCCTCAGCCGTTGTTCGCCGCCGTCGCCGGCACCGTGATGTCCGGGTCATCCAGCAGGCTCAGCCAGGCCGGGCGCACCTGCATCGCCTCGGCCAGGCTGACCTCGATGCCGTGCTCGTCGATGATCTCGGCCAGCCGCACCGCCAGGTAGCGGATCGCCTCCGCCGCGTGGTCGCGCATCGCCTTGCGCGGGCTGCCCATGATTGGTTCGGCCACGTTGGCCAACTTCATGAAGTTCACCTCGGCGCCGTTCGTCGCCTCGCGCAGCGCCTCGAGCTGGCGTTGCTCCTCCTCGGTCCGGGCCACGAGCTCGGGCCGCGGCTGGAACGTCGCCTTCGCCAGCAGCGCCGCCTCCCGCTCGGACGCCTTGTCCAGCAGCTGCTGGCGCGCCGCCGCGATGCCCTGGGCTTCCTCGACTTTCTTGGTGAGAAGGGCCTTTTCGCGGGCGTGCTTCGAGATCACCGACTCCGCCAGGTCGACGAACGCATCGCGGTCGCCGGTCTTCGCGACTTCGATCAGCGCCACCCGCTCGTCAGCGGGGACGGCGCGCAGGTCGCGCATGGTGCCCGCTCCGATGCCCAGGCGCTGCAGGGAATCGACGGCATCCGCGCCGAGGGTCTTGAGGTTCCGCAGGTCGAGATCGACGGCCTCGCGCGAACGGCCGAGGCAGACATCGCAGAACTCGTCAAAAGTGGTAACGGTTACCAGTTTTCCACCCGCCCCGCTGGCCTTCATCCCCCGGTACGCCTTCGTGTCCTTGAACTGCTGCAAGGCCAGCAATTCGGTAACGGTTACCACTTTTGCGACCGCGTCGACCACTTCGCGTCGGCCGCGCAGGCGACCGACGAGCTCGCTGAACGTGAGCTGCTCGGCAGAGACCGCCGACTCCAGTCCCGCCAGCGCATCGGCGGCCTGCGTGCCGATGGTCAGCGCTGCGGCGTCGGCGATCACGTCTTGTCCGGCCGCCGGAGAGGTGGCCTGCTTGCGTGGGCGTCCCATGTTCGTCATTCCTTGTTGGTGATCGTGTAGCGGTCCAAGGTGCGCGCCAGATCCGCCGAAGTGGCGCCGACGCCTCGTGTGAAGCGATGGCGGATTTCCTCGAGCCGGCGTGCCGCCGTGTCGATCGCGATCAAGTGCTTGATCCCGACCTGCACCGGCGCCGGCCCCAGCCGCCACAGCCCCGTCTCCGGCACCCGCTCGGCGAAGCCGCCCTCGGCCAGGTTGGCCAGGTCGCGCGTCGCCACGCTCGCGCTGCAGCCCTGCAGCTTCGCGATCTCGCCCGGCGCCAGGCCCGTCACCTCGTTGCCGGCCAGCAGAGTGATCAGCTTGAGCAGCCGCTGCTGCGGCTCGCACGTGTAGCTCGCGCCGGCGCTCATGCCTGCGCCTCGCCGCGCGTGCCGCCGTAGGGCACCGGCCACTGCTGCTCGTACACGCGCGGCAGCGCCAGCTCCTCGTCGGTCGTGAACACCGGGTACAGCGCCTTCATCAGGCGCAGACCGAGCGTCGGCTCGACGCGCTCGAGCGTCTCCCACAGCTGCGCGATCGCTGCGGTGCGCAAGTTCTCCCAGGCGTCGGGTGCGTTCGGCTGGCCGGCGGCGCGGCGCAAGTCCTGCGCCGCTTTCAGCGCGTGGTGGGCGGCCTCGGTCTGCTGCACGAACAGGCGCAGCTCGGTGTGGGCGACGGACAGGGGTGTCATAGCACGGGACTCCTCGTTAGGTTGCCGAAAACGTAGTAGGGCTTGCGCTCGCCGGCGTTCGGGCCGTCAAAGTTGGCGGGCGTGTCGGCGATGTCGACCAGCGCCGCGGCCAGCGCGCGCAGATCGCCCGTGGTGGTCGGGCGGCAGCTCTTGGGCCCCAAGATTTCGCAGATCACGCCGTCGTCCAGAACGGACACGACGAGGCGCTCTTCGGGGCCGCTGGAATCGCAGCAGGTCTCGGTTCTCGGGCCGTGATCCGATGCCGCCTTGAAGCGCTCCACGTCCGCGACGTGCCCCGCCTTCAGGCCGAGTGCGACGGCGCAGCGATGCGCCTCTCCGAGATGCCCGCGCAGGCGCGAGTGCGGCCTGAGCAGCGCGCTGACCAACGACCTCGTGAAGCCGTTCGCGCGTGCCCATGCCGAAATCGAAACGCCGGCTTCGGCGAACTCTCTTCGCACGTCTGCGATGGTCTTGGCGCCTCCAGACTCCATCCGCGCGGGGCTGACCTGGCGGCTCATCAGGCGCCCCCCGTCATCGCCTGCACCGCGCTCATGCCGGCGGCCGGCACCACGCCGTCCTTCATCCCGAGCGCCACGGCCACGCGGTGGCTCGCGCCGCGCTTGCATCGCTTGGTGCCGGCCAGGATCTGGTACACGAGCGACGGGCTCACCCGCATCTCGCGGGCGAACGAGCGGATCGACACGCCGCGCCGGTCGAACTCGGCGCGTGCCTCGGCGGGGGTTTTGAGGCGTTTCTTCGCGTTCATGGCTGTGCAAAAATGGTGTGCATAGGTGCTACCTTGAAAGGGTGCGCGACATGGCGGAGGAACCGGCAGGCACGGCACTGACGGAGGAGGACAAGCTCAAGCTCGGCGGACTGCTGCGCATGGTTCTCGACCTCATGGCGAAGGAGTCCGCCGCGCGGCTCGCCGGCGCACTGCTGTTCGCCGAACTGGCCAGCCGAGAGCCAGAAACAGCCCAGCGAATAACCCGACAACTGCGCGAGTCCGCTGCGATGCCGCTGGGCGCCGGTGTTGCCCAGGCGATCGAAGAGTTGGCCGCGACGTGGCAGGAAGCTGCTGACGCAGAGCGGTGAGCACCTCACGAATCTGGCTTGCGGACAAGGAGTGCTCGCCCTTCATGTACTCCGTCGCTACCCAATCGCCTGCCCACAGGACCCGCGCGCCGCCCTCACTCTGGCCTCCGCATTGCTGCGCCGCGTCCATCGAAACGGGGGGTGTCGGTTGATTTGGCATGGTGAGAGTATCTATCCATTCGGTAAGTCACGTCAATACCAGTTGGAGTTACTTCTTTGGGTGACTTGGACGCCAATGCAATAGGCGCGCGCATCCGCGAGCTGCGCGGCTCGGCCACGCAGAAGGCGTTTGCGGAGTTGCTGGGCGCGAGCCTCGTTTCCATCTCGCGCTACGAGTCCGGCGAGCGAACACCGAGCGCCGAATTCCTCGTCAGCATCTCGTTCAAGCTCGGGCGCAGGATCGATCCCATCTGGCTCTTGACGGGTTACGGTGCAGGTCCCGACAAGCCCGTGCTCACGCCGCGCGAGGCATGGCTCCTCTCGCACTACCGCAGCGTCGGCGATGCGGGTCAGCGCGCGATCGACACGCTGGCCGCGACGCTGGCCGGCGCCTCGCCGGCGCCGGCGCCAGCGCGAGGGCAGCACTACCACGCCCCGATCAGTGGCGTAGCCGGCCGCGACATCGTGAGCGGTGGCGATGTGCGCATTCGCAACGAAGGGGGCCGAGCCAAGCCCTCGAAGAAGTAGCGCCATGTCGAAGGTCTCGCGCTTGCTGCGAGATACTGTGAGCGCTGTGCTCAAGCTCATCCAGCGCCACCATCGCGCCGCGGTCATACTCCCCGCGGCGATCCTCGCAGCCTCTTGCGATCGTCCGTTGGGCACCACGCCGGCCGAAGCGCCACAGGCTGGCGCATCGGCGCAGCCTGCGCCGGCAGTTGCACCGGCGCCGCCGCCCGCGCCGCCGTCGCTGTTCGGCTTCACCCTCGGCGAGCCGATGACGGTCCCCGCAAAGCCATGCCCCAAGCGGACGAAGCAATCGATGCCGGACGATCCGCCGTATTGCCTCGCATCGTCAGCCGACGCCGTCCACCTCTTCACAAGCCGCCCGCACTTCGGCGGGCAATGGCTCATCTTCCGAGGGGACCAACTCCCCGACTGGGTACTCGATGACACGCTTGAGGTCGAGATCGTCGACGGCCGCGTCGAACGCATCCTCGCGCTGACCACCGCAACCGCGCCCTCGGCCGACATCGAACGCGCCCTGCATGCCAAGTTCGGCCGGCCGACGAGCGCGGTCCCCGGCAAACTGCAAAATGGCTTAGGCCTGACATTCGAAACTGTCGAGCTCGAATGGGTCGCGAAAGCAGGCCACATCACCTATCAGTCCATACTCCCCGGGTCGTCGCGCGCGGGCGCCGTCACCGCGGCAACCTGGGCCAGCGACAAGCGCCTGAACGACGCGGCGCAACGCTCACAGCCGCAACGGCCGCTCTGAAGCTGTTCTGACCGCGCCCCGATAATCCGACAGAGGTGCCGAAGACAAAGGAGCGCGCGATGGGGACGCAAAGCAACATCGAGTGGACCGAGGTCACCTGGAACCCCGTCACCGGCTGCTACAAGCTCAGCCAAGGCTGCAAGCACTGCTATGCCGAGCGCATGGCGCACCGCCTGCATCTGATGGGCAGCCCGCGCTACGCGAACGGCTTCAAGCCGACCTTGCATTGGGACTTGATCGACCAGCCTCGCGCCTGGAAGAAGCCGCGCACCGTCTTCGTCAACTCGATGAGCGACTTGTTCCAGCTCGACGTCCCGGCCGAGTTCATCGCCGCGGTCTTTCGCACGATGGCCGAGACGCCGCAGCACACCTACCAGATCCTCACCAAGCGCAGCGACAGGCTGCTCGAGCTCGCGCCGCACCTGCCCTGGCCCGACAACGTGTGGATGGGCGTCAGCGTCGAGGACGAAAGAGTCTTGCACCGCGTGCCGGACCTGCAGCGCGTGCCGGCACACGTCCGGTTCCTCAGCTGCGAGCCGCTGCTCGGCCCGCTGCCGCGCCTGCCGCTCGCGGGCATCCACTGGGTCATCGTCGGCGGCGAATCAGGGCCCGGTGCGCGGCCCATGCAACCGCGCTGGGTGGAGCAGATCAAGCGCCAGGTCGAGCGCGCTGGCGTGGCCTTCTTCTTCAAGCAATGGGGCGGCGTGCGCAAGCACGTCACGGGGCGTACCTTGCATGGCCGCACGTTCGACGAGATGCCGTCGCACCGCGCTGCGACACGCGCCAGCGCCCCGGCTGACACCCCCCTTTAGGGGTCAATCCCCACCCCCATCCCGGGGGGGCACGCCGTTAGGGGATTGCGCCGCGCGCGCCGCCGCTCGGCACAATCGGCGCGGTGCGCCCGCAACAGCACTTCCACGCGCCCGTCGGCCAGGCCAGCGCGCGCGACATCATCCACCATCACCACGTCTGCCCGCTGTGGCGTCAGGCCGTGCCCCCGCCGGACGACCCGCACGTCGCCACCTGCTGCCCGCAGTGCGGCAAGCGCACCTGGCGCCACACGCGGCTGTGCATCCACTGCCGGCTCGACCTGGTCGCGTGGCGCTCGCGCGCGCGCTGGGCCGCGATCGGCCGCGCGCTGCTGTGGCTGCCGCGCGCCGTGCTTCGCCGCGCCGCCCCCCGCCCGCGCGGTTGATGCCTGAGAGCGGCAAACCGGTAGGCCTGTAGCTTCGCGCGCGCGCGGGCCAGAGTGCCCGCATGAACAACTTCCCCATCACCGCGGACGGGCAGGCGCTGACGGCCACCGCGGTCAGCGCGCCGCAGCCCTTCGCCGGCGCTGCCGAGCGCGCCGCAGCGGCGCAGGACGTACTGATCTACAACCCCGGGCCGCTCGCCATCCACGTGCGCGCCGGCGCCGCCGACGTCGTCGCCACCACGGCCAGCATGCTCGTGCCGCCGAACTCGCTGCAGGCGTTCGCCAAAGGCAGCGCCACGCACATCGCGGCGCTCAGCGAGTCTGGCAGTCAGCCCTACACGGTATGGATCGGCGAGGGCACATTCTCCACCTCGTACGCCGGTCCGCGCGGAGACATCGTTGACGTCGCCGCGGACCGCAAGGCGCAATTCACCTACGAGTCGGCCCCGGCCGGCTACAACCAGCAACAAAAGGCGATCACCACCGTCAATCACGCCGGCTATCAGCACGTCGGCGCGTTGAGCACTGCGGTTGGCGCAACGACCAACGCCGCGGGCTACGCCATCGGCGCCACGGTCATCACGCTGGCGGTGGCCGGCACCGGCACGCTGGTCGCAGGCGAGCGCGTGCAGTTCGCAGGTGACTCGAACTACTACACCCTGGCCGCGGGTGACGCCGACGTTTCCAACGGAGGCACCATCACGCTGGCCGCGCCGGGCCTGCTGACCGTCCTATCAGCCGCGACGAAGGCGATCACCGTCGTCGGGCAGAACGAGACGCCTGTGCTCGGCGCGACTGGTGGCGCCATCGGAGACTACCTGGAATCGCTCACCATCACAGTGGGCATGACTGGCATGGCCGCGGTGTCGATCTGCGACAGCGCGGCCGGCAAGATGATGCAGGTGCTGCCGGCGTCGATGCCGATTGGCACCTATGACCGCCCGCTCAACATGGCGAGCAAGGCGGGCGGCTGGAAGGTCACCACGACGGCCGGGCTCACCGTGATCGCTCACGGGCGGTTCTCCTGATGGCGGCGAAGCTCATCTTCGTTGACCCTGCTGCCGCCGCTGGCGGCAACGGACTGAAGGACACCCCCTACAACACGACCGCGCTCGGGGTGACGGCGTGCAACACCGCCGAGAACGTCTTGCATCTGCGCCGCGGCCGTGTGTACGCCCCGCCCGCCGCAAGCGCCGGTCTGTGGTTCTCCAACCATGCCCCCGCCGGCTTCACCATCGTCAAGTCCTATGGTGATGAGGAAATGCCGCCGACGCTGTTCGGAGGCATGCGAATGTTGCCGGGTGACCCAGGCTGGAGCTATGTCGGCGCCGGCCTGTGGAAGCGCGCCATCACCAGCAACGCGAACTACGCCGGCCCCTACGGCATGCGGCTGTACGTGGGCTCGCGAATCCTCGGCGCTGCCGCGAACAACTCGCTCGGCACCGGCTATGAATTCGGCAAGGCGGTTGCCCGCTACCCGAACGACAAGGCCGACACCGAGGCGCAGATCCTCGCCTACGTCGATAGCGACGGCCTCCAGGCCAAGCGCTTGTGGATGTACACGCGCGACAGCGGCGGCTACCTCTACGTCTTCACCGGCTCGGCGACCATCGACCCGCCGACCTACTACGGCGGCATCACGCTCGTCGGGAGCAACAACCTCACCGACGCGAACGGCATGGGCCGGGCTTACGGCGCAGCCATGTTCGCCAACACGACCTGCAAGAACATCCTCGTCACGGAGGTCGATTCGATCTACGCGGCAGCCAGCAGCTTCCGCGTCTTGTCGACCGGCGCGTCCACGAATCAGGACAACGGCTTCGCGAACTGCCGCGGCTACGCCTTCGGCGCGAACGGCTTGATGACTGTCGGCACGTCGTTGGGCAGCGTCGTGCGTGCGACGGCGCGCGACATGCTCATCGACGCTGTTGCGACTCTCGACGAGGACTGGAATTTTCGCGACAAGTTCGGCATCGCGTGGTTGAACGGCTCGCAGGACGCGACGGTTCTCGGCCCCTACACGGCCGACAACACGTTCGAGCGCGTGCGCACGTTGGATGGCTACCACCTGAACACGCTCATCGGCACGATGTCGAGCGCCAGCAAGGGCACGGTCAACGGCCGGTTGATCGACTGCTCGGGCGATAACTCGAATCGCGCCTACGGCACACTGCTCGTTGGCTCGATCCTCGGGGCCGGCAATGTGGCCGTTATTGACCGGTTCCGCGGCGAGAACGCCGTCAGCTTCATCAGCAGGACCGGCGACGGGAAGATGTGCGTCAACGACGCACACTTCTCGAATGGCAAGGCGCCGTTCCCGGTCTATTCACGTGCGCTCGGCATGGAACCGCCGCTGGCGCTCATTCCAGGCATCGGCGTGTTCTCCAACGCGGGCGCCTACGGGACGATGGAAGACGGCTGCCTGACGTTGAACAGGTCCACGTTCATGAACCCCTACGGCTTCATGTTCGCGATCGAGGAGTTCGGCGGGCAGCCGATGGTCGCAAACACCGTCCGGGCGAATGACTGCCTGCTCTACGACCGCACGTATCTGGACAACATCAGCGCGCGCAGCTTCGGCTACGAGTTCTACCCGAAGCCGGGCCTTTCCATCGACGGCCGCGGGGTGAGCTCGGGGGCCACCGGCTACCTGAACCTCGCGAACTGCTACTACTGGACAGGCGCCGCGGCGCAGCCGCGCGTGGGGACGACCAATAGCGTTTCCGTGGGCCTTGGATCTTGGGTCGGGCTCGCGGCCGGCAGCACGTTCTCTGAAGCCGACCCGAAGGTCGATGCGCTGGGCTACCTGCTCGATGGCTCGCCGCTGAAGTACACGTTGCCGCTGACCGCCCCCGCCTACGACGTGGATGGCCGGATGCGCAACAACCCAACGTCAGTTGGTGCTCGAGAGTTCGTCGAGTCGCGCTACTCGCGGATCTAGCACAGCAACAGCAGGAGCAGACATGACGACCAAAGTAACGATCGACGCGCACGCAGGCTGGCCGGTGAAGGTCATCCAGGTGCAGCTGGGCGCCGACGGCGCGCCGGCGGCCGTGGTCGAGGTGACGGTGGCGCCGCACACGACGCAAGAATTCTACGTCCACCAGCATCTCGAGCTGCACGTAAGCGAGATGCCGTGGCCCGCGCCCGCAGCATGACCCTCATCCCCGACTGGCGCCAGGCCTGGCGCATGTTCAGCGTGCGCGTCGCCGCGCTCGCCGTCGCCTGGTCCGCGCTGCCGCTCGACGCGCAGGCGGCCGTGCTCGGGGCCGTCGGCATCGGGCCCGAGCGGGTGCCCGGCATCCTCGGGTTGCTCGTCATCGTCGCTCGCCTCGTCGATCAGCCCCAACTCGGCGGCAAGCCGTGATCCACATGGACATCCGCCAAATCAACGACTGGCTCACGCTCGTGCTCGTGCTCTGGAGCGCCGGCCTCACCGCGACGCTGTGGCTGCGCAAGCCCGGCGTCGAGGCGGCCACTGCCATCGCCGCCATCAAGGAAGAGCAGCGCGCCAAGCACGAGCTGCTCAACAACCGCATCACCACGCTCGAAGAGCGCGTCAAGCACATGCCGACGTCCAACGAACTGAGCGAGCTCGAGGGCGCGGTCAAGGCGATCAGCGAGCGCACCGAAGGTCTTACGGAAGCGATCGGCACCGTCCGCTCGACGCTCGGGCGCATCGAGACATTCCTGCTCAGCCACCAGAAGCGATGATCTCCTACGCCGATTTCCAGACTGCCGACCGCCGCCTCGTCATCCTGCAGGCGCTGGCTGCCGCGGCGCAGTACCGCGCCAACGCGCTGCTGCTGCGCCGCTACTGCGACGCCGTCGGCCACGTCGTCAGCTCCGACCGGATCGAGCAGGACCTCGCCTGGCTCGCCGAGCAGGCGCTCGTCGAGACCGCGCACGCCGACGCGCTCACGCTTGCCGTGCTCACCGCGCGCGGGCTCGATGTCGCCACCGGCCGCGCCCGCGTGCCCGGCGTTTCCGCCCCCCCGCCCGGCGCGCCCGGAGCCTGACATGCCGCCCGTCGGCAAGATCGCCAGGCTCCCGGCCGAGCTGCGCGCCTGGCTGCACAAGGCGATCGTCGAGCGCAGCTACGGCGACATCGTCGCCCTCACCGAAGAGCTCAACGCGCTGTGCAAGCAAGGCGGCGTCGCCGCCAGCTTCGGCAAGAGCGCCGTCGGCCGGGAAAGCCTGCGCATCAAGCGCGCACAGGAGTCGATCCGCGCCACCACCGAAGCCGCGCGCCTGATCGCCGAGACCGCACCCGACGAAGGCGACAACCGCAGCGCCGCCGCGATGGCGATCGTGCAGAGCGAGGTCTTCGACCTGCTCCTGCAGGTGCGCGAGAGCGAAGAGATCGACGATCCGCGCGAGCGCCTGGCCGTGATGAACGAAGCCGCGCTCGGCCTCTCGCGCCTGTCCCGCAGCCGCGTCAACCAGGCGCGCTGGAACAGCGAGGTCGAGGCCAAGGCCAAGGCCGCGGCGGCATCCGTGGCCAAGATCGCCAAGACCGGCGGCCTCACCGCCGCGCAGGTCAGCGAGATCCGCTCGCAGATCCTCGGCATCGTCCAGCGCCCGCCTTCCGCCGCGGCAACCGGGGGCAGCTGATGCCCGGTCACGACCCGCAGTTGCTGGCCCGCGCCGGCGCCGTCGCCGCCGCCGCGCGCGCCGCGGTCGAGGGCGCCGGCCAGGCGCGCGATCCGCTGCTCGACGCCGCCGCCTCGCACGATGCGCCGCCGCCGGCGCTGCTCGGCTACCAGCAGCGCTGGGTCGCCGACGATGCGCAGCTCAAGCTCGCCGAGAAGGGCCGCCGCGTCGGCCTCACCTGGGCCGAGGCCGCCGACGACGTGACGATCGCCGCCCGCGAGGAGCGGCCCGACAACGTGATGTACATCAGCGCCACCCAGGACATGGGGCGCGAGTACATCGAAGCGGTTGCGCTCTGGGCAAGGGCGTTTCACTACGCGGCGAGCCAGATCGGCGAGGGCCTGTACGACGACGGCGAAGGCCGCTTCATCAAGACCTTCGAGGTCAGCTTCCCGAACGGCAAGCGCGTCGTGGCGCTCAGCTCGCGCCCGACCAACCTGCGCGGCAAGCAGGGCGTCGTCGTGATCGACGAGGCGGCCTTCCACCAGGACCTGGCCGCCATGCTCAAGGCCGCGCTCGCGATGCTGCTGTGGGGCAGCAAGGTGCGCATCATCAGCACCCACGACGGCGTGGAGAACGCCTTCAACCAGCTCATCCGGGAAGTGCGCGCCGGCAAGCGCGGCGACGCCACCGTGCACCGCATCGCGTTTCGCGAAGCGGTCGCCGAAGGGCTGTACCGCCGCGTGTGCCTGCGCCGCGGCATTGCGTGGAGCCAGGCGGCCGAGGACAAGTGGGTCGCCGACGCCTACGCCTTCTACGGCGACGATGCGGCCGAAGAGCTCGACGTCGTCCCGAGCCAGAGCGCCGGCGCCTACCTGAGCCTCACGCTGATCGAGCAGCGCATGACGAACAAGCCGGCAGCCGAGGGCGGCCCGGCCCTCGTGCGCGGCCAGTGGGACGACGCCTTCGCCTACCTGCCCGAGGACGTGCGCCGCTTCGCCATCCTCGGCTGGTGCGAAGAGCAGCTTGCCCCGCACCTGGCGCGGTTGAGCCCGCTGCAGCGCCACGTCTTCGCGCAGGACTTCGCGCGCAACCGCGACCAGAGCATCATGGTCGCCGGCGCTGAAGACACCGACCTCACGCGCCGCCCGCGCATCACCGTCGAGCTCGCCAACTGCCCCTTCAGCAGCCAGCAGCAGATCCTCGAGTACATCGTCGACCGCCTGCCGCGCTTTCGCGGCGGCGCGATGGACGCCACCGGCAACGGCGCCGCGCTCGCCGAGGCCGCGGCGCAGAAGTACGGCGTCGAGATGATCGAGCAGGTCAAGCTCTCCGACGCCTTCTACCTGGCGCACATGCCCCGGCTCAAGGCCGCGCTGCAAGACGGCACCCTCACCGACATCCCGCGCGACGCCGCGCTGCGCGACGACCTGCGCGCCATCAAGCTCATCCAGGGCATCCCGAAGATCCCGCGCGCCGACACCCAGGGCGCAGCCGCCCGCGCCGCCGCTGCCGACGGCGGCGCCAAGCAGCGCCGCCACGGCGACTTCGCGATCGCGCTCTTCCTGATGGTCTACGCGTTCTGCCGCGAGGCGGGCGAAATCGCGTGGGACGCCGCGCCCGCCAAGGGCTCCATCTGGGCCGACGACGAGCAGGGCGACCGCCGCGACGACCACGCCTTTGCGCCGGAGGGCACGTTGTGACGGCGAAGCGTAGAGCCGGCCCCGGCGGGGAATCGGTTCATAACCGCCACACGGGCCGCGCTGCGGGCCTGTCGGCGTCGGGGTGCGCCGTGGGGTGCCACCCGCCCGTTCGCGCGCTCCTGGGCCGTTTTACGCGCTCGGGACGTTCGGGGCCTTCAGCCGAGCGTGACGCCCGTCAGGCGGTTCAGAGCCCCGATCGCCTCTTCGCTCCTGCGCCACGCCATGTGGAACACCCCCGACAGACCTTCCGCTTCCAGCGTCACCGCGCCGCGCTGGTAGTCGCCGAGCATGCCGGCCAGGGTGCTCGTCAGGTTGCGCACTTCGTGCAGCGCGTCTTCGAGGTCGTCGCGCGCCGCCATGTCGAACTCGACGATGCGCATCCGGCTCGGCGTGACGGCGCTCATTGCGGCTCGCCCGCGTCGGTGCCGGTGTCCGTTCGCAGGTTCGTCGGATACCGGCCGTGCTTGAGCATGTGCGCGGTCGTTTTGCCGACGCCCAGTCGGCGGGCGACATCTGCGGTGCTCCACCCCTGGGCGAACAACGCTTGGGCCTGCGCCTGCATCTGCGGGGACACGCGGCCGTACCCCCGGCGCGGGGACGGGGGCTTGGCTTCCACGCGGCGATTCTGCTTGGGCGGTGCAACGAACAACTCGCGCGGCGTGTACTTCCGTTGGACGTCGACCAGGCGAAGGATCGCCGAAACGTCAGTGGCGACCTGTTGGAGTTGCTGGCGCATTGCGGCCAGCTCGGCCGCAAGTTCGGCGTGGGTGGTGTCGGGCATTTCATCTCCTCTGAGTGAGCGACCCGGTCGCAGACACGGGGTCGATTCGCCTGCTTGTGAGACAGGCGGCCGGGCGCTTCACAACCGCTCAGAGGCGGCCCCCAGTTTTCCCCTTGCGGGTCTTGTATGGCTGGGCGCCACCCGGCCTCTGCTCGGATGAGCTTAGCCGAAGAAATGCCCCGGATGACGGCCGAGGCGTTCCGCTCTGAGAAGGTGTTGTGTGCACCTGCGCCGCAGCTTACGCCACGCGCAAACGCTTTGCAAGTGGCGCAATCACGAAGGGCTTCAACATGATCCTGGACCAGCACGGCAACCCGATCGACCTGGCCGCGATCCGCGAGCCGCAGACCGAGGCGCCCGAGCTCAGCCGCACCGCCTGGCTGCACCGCGAGTTCGACGACCACCCCGGCCGCGGCCTCACGCCCGCGCGGCTGAACGCCATCCTGCGCGAGGCCGAGGAGGGCGACCTCATCCGCCAGCTCGAGCTCGCCGACGACATGGAAGAGCGCGACGCCCAGATCTACAGCGAGCTCGCCAAGCGCAAGAGCGCCCTCGCGACGCTCGAGTGGGATGTCGAGCCCCCCGAAGGCGCCAGCAGCGCCGAGCAGAAGGCCGCCGACCAGGCGCGCGAATGGCTGCGCGCGATCCCCGCCTTCGACGAGGTCATCCTGATCGAGCTGATGGACGCCGTGCTGAAGGGCTTCAAGTGCATCGAGATGTGGTGGGAGCTCGACGCCGGCACCCTGCAGCCGCGCTTCGAGCCGCAGCCCCAGCGCTGGTTCACGCTCGACGAGCGCCGCCGCACCCTCACCCTGCGCGACGCCACCAGCCAGTACGGCGTGGCGCTGCGCCCCTGGGGCTGGCTCACCCACGTGCACAAGAGCCGCAACGGCTATCTGGCGCGCGGCTCGCTCGCGCGCATCCTCGCCTGGCCCTACCTCTTCAAGAGCTACGCCACCCGCGACCTGGCCGAGTTCCTCGAGATCTACGGCCTGCCGCTGCGCCTGGGCAAGTACCCCACCGGCGCCAGCGACGCCGAGAAGCGCACCCTGCTGCAGGCCGTCGTCGGCATCGGCCACAACGCGGCCGGCATCATCCCGCAGGCGATGGCGCTCGAGTTCCAGAACGCCGCGCAGGGCAACGAGAAGCCCTTCCAGACCATGATGGACGCGATGGACGCCGCCGAGAGCAAGGCCATCCTCGGCCAGACGCTCACCAGCGGCGAAGGCCAGCACGGCACGCAGGCGCTCGGCCAGGTGCACAACGAGGTGCGGCTGGACATCTTGAAGAGCGACGCCCGGCGCATCGCCGGCACGCTCACCGCCCAGCTCGTCGCGCCGCTCGTCATCCTCAACATCCCCGGCGCCGACCCGAAGCGCCTGCCGCGCTTCACGATCGACGTGCCCGAGCCCGAGGACCTGGCGCTCTACGCCGACGCGCTGCCGAAGCTCGCCGCCGCCGGCATGAAGATCGGCGTGAAGGACATGCACCGGCGGCTGCGCATCCCCGAGGCCGAAGACGGCGAAGACCTGCTGCGCGGGCCCGCCGCCGCGCCTGCCGCCGCGGCCGGCGCATCCGACGCGCCGCCCGCGGCCAAGGCTGCCAAGGACGCCAACGCCGCCAAGGACAAGAAAGCCGCGCTCGCCGGCGAGGTGGCGCCCGCCGCCGCGCGCGACGCGCTCGACGACCTGGTCGACGAAGCGCTGGCCGACTGGGAGCTGATGCTCGCGCCGATCGTCGAGCCGCTGCTGGCCGAGATGGACAAAGCCATTGCGGCTGGCGAAAGCCTCGACTCGCTGCGCGCGCGCCTGCCCGAGCTGCTGGCGCACATGGACGCGCGGCCGATGGCCGAGCGCCTGGCGCGCGCCGCCTTCATGGCCCGCCTGGCCGGCGCGGCCGATATCGACCTCTTTGCCGACCCCCAGGAGCAAGCATGAAGCCCGCCATCGGCCGCACCGTCATCGTGCTCGGCATTCCCAGCAACGGCGCCGTCGAGGCGCCTGCCGTCATCACCCGCGTCTGGAGCTCGCACGACACCGCGAGCGGCCCGGTCGCCGTGAACTTGACGATCTTCCCCGACAACGCGCCCCCGATCGCGAAGGCGAGCGTCATGCTCTTCGATACCGCCCTGCAGGCGCAGCAGGTGCGCGGCGCGAACCCGGGCGCGATCTGCGCGCACTGGCCCGAGCGGGCCTGACGCGAGCCCGCCGCAGATGGCCAAGCCCGTGTCGGCCGCGCCGCGGCTGGGCATCGTCGAGCCCGAGGACGCCGTTGCCGCGTTCCAGCGCCGCGACCTGCTGCTGCCGAGCTTTCGATGGCACGACGTCTGGCAGCAAGAGCACCTGCGCGGCTTTGCCGTCGCGGGCGTGATGCGCCACGACATCCTGCAGCTCGTCCACGACGAGCTCGGCGTCGCGCTGCAGGGCGGCGGCGTCGAGCGCGACTTCGTGCGCCGCGTGCGCGCCCGGCTCATCGACAAGGGGTTCTGGGGCCGCGTCGACGTGACGCATCCCGATAGCGGCGAGACGCGCACCACGCGCTTCAACGACGCGCGGCTGCGCCTGATCTTCAACACCAACCTGGCCGTGAGCTACGCGGCGGGAAAGGACGAGCGCTTTCAGCGCACGAAGAAGTACTTCCCGTTCCTGCGCTACGTCACCCGCCGCGACGAGAAGGTGCGCGAGACGCACCGCGCGTGGGACGGCGTGACGCTGCCCATCGACGACCCGTGGTGGGAGCTGCACAAGCCGGTGAAGGCCTGGAACTGCCGCTGCACCGTGCAGCAGCTCTCCGAGCGCCAGGTCGAGCGGCTGCGCAAGGCGGGCAAGACCGTCACCACGCCGCCGCCCGACGAGATGGTCCAGCGCATCGATCTGCGCAGCGGCCAGGCCGTCACGCTGCCGCGCGGCGTGGACCCGGCGTTCGCCTACGACATGGGCAAGCGCCCGCTGCGCGGCGTGGTGCCCGAGCCGCTGCTGGCTGACCCCTTCGACCGCAGCACGCCCACGCTGCAGCCGGCACTGGCCATGCCGCCGCCGCGCGTCGTCAGCGCCGGCATGCTGCTGCCCGAGGGCGTGGACGAACAGGACGCGGTGCAAGCCTTTCTGGCTCAGTTCGGCGCGGCCATCGGCCGGCCGGCGCGCTTCATCGACAACACGGGCGAGGACCTGGTGATCAGCGACGAGCTGTTCAAGCGCCTGGATGGGCGCTGGAAGGTCAAGCGCGGGCGCGAGCGCTTCGTGCTGCTGCTGGCGCTGGCGATCCAGCAACCCGACGAGATCTGGGCTGCGTTCATGCAGCACGTGGCCAAGGACCGCCAGGTGCTGCGCAGGCGCTACCTCGCGCGCTTTCGCATCGAAGGCGACGATAAGCCGCTGGTCGCGGTGTTCGAGGATGGAGCGGACGGCTGGCTGGGCGTGACGGCCTACCAGGCCGAGAACGAGGCGGCCGAGGAGCTGGTGATTCGGAGTGCGCGCATCGGCACGCGCCTGTTCAACCGCCAGAAATGAAAAACCACCGTGCGCTGGCCCGTCCGGTGGTCGCGCGGGTAGGATTGGAGGTCCGGCCAGGGACCGCTCCCGCGTTGCAAGGAGTGTAAGACATGAGCGACCGCTTGACCATCGAGCTGCAGGACGACGAGCTGTCGCGTTGGCTCAACCACGCGATCGACAAGCTCGAACATCCGGGCGAACTGCTCGACCTGATCGGCGCCACGTTGGAGGCCAACACCGCGCAGCGGCTCGACGACTTCAAGGCCGACCCCGCCGGCCTGCCGTGGGACGGTCTCAGACCGAGCACCAAGAGGGCGTACCAGAAGAAGTACGACGGCAACGTGCCTGGCAGCCTGCTCATTCGCGCCGACCAGGGCATGCGCTCCGGCCTGACGCACAACCTCACCGACGGCGGCAGGGCAGTCGAGATCGGCTTCGACAAGCCGTACGCGATGTTCCACGAGTTCGGCACCAAGCACATGGCGCGCCGCGGCCTGCTGACCGCTGTCCCCGAAACCGGCACGCTCGGCGACTATGACCGCGAGGACGTGATCCAGTTGATCGAACGCTACCTGCAGGACCTGCTCTAGTTGCGCCCCGGCGGTTCGCTGCAGAGCGCCCTTCGCTACCGCGACAGCATGAACTGGCTGCCTCGCGCGCCTTCGCGGAACGCGGCGTCGTCCAGGCGCGATAGCAATCGTCGGGCCTTGCCCGCCACCACAGTCGTCAAGCTGATCCCCACCAGCGCCAGCACGCCGGCGATCATCGGGATCAGCAACACGAACATGAATGGCGACCTGCCGAGATGGCGAACGAGGAGCTTGTTCGCCTCCGCCAGGTAGCGCGCGCAAAGAGCGCGATCCTCTGGCGATGCCGCACTCATCACGGCATCATGTTTTGCCGCCACCCATGTGTGCTGCTCTGCGGACACCGTCAGCAGGCCAATCGCGACACGGCTGAGCGAAAGCCGATGCGCGAAGCGGATCATGCCGTTCATCACCGTGCGGGTGTATGTGTAGCACTCGCTCGAGAAGCCGATCCTGCCGAGCGCTGCTTCGTCGAACAGCCTGTCCCTCAGCTCGAAGAGCTGTTGCCGCAGGCGATCGACGCGGTAGTAGTTGAAGAGGAAGAACACGAGCCAGATGGCCAACGCCAACGAGATCACGCTTTGCAATGCAATCATCATTTGTCTCCCGGGTTGGTCGCCCCGTCAGGAGTCAGGCGGCTTGATGTCCGGTTCGGGTCGATCTTAGCCTCGAGCTGTTGAATTCTCAGCGACAGTCGACGAATGTCCCGCCTGCGCGCTTGGTTCTGCCGCCAGCCGTACAAGACTCCGCCCACTCCGAACCCCCACGCAATCCCCACCGAAACCTTCAGCTCTCCGAGGAGGCTGAGAACAATGCTGGCTTCGGTATGTTTGCCGACAAGTTGAGCCGCAACTGCTTCGATCGTGGCCGAAAGGAGATATGCAATGTAGGCTGCGCAGCCGACGACAAATGCCGCTCGGATCGTCTTGCCACCTTCCTCGATCAGCATGGCGGAGCGGTGGTTGCGCCAGTCACGCTCGCTCAGGTCATCCGAGGTTTGTTCGGCCACGCTGGGGCCCTTCTAGGCTTTGTTGCCGGGCTTGCGGATTCTAGGCAGGAACCTGCGCGTACCACCTTAAGGGGAATCCCTCCGTAGCCATGCGCGCTCGGCCTCCGGTTAACGGCACTTCGAGCCCCTCCCGCGCGCGCGAGGCCGGCCGCCATCGCATTGGCAAACCGGTAGGCCTGTATGTCGCGCGGGCCGCGGGCGACAGTGCGCGCCATGCCGACGCCCGCCTCCCGCAGCCCCGCCCGCCGGCGCAGCGCGTTCATCGCGCTGCTCGCCGCCGGCCTCGCGCTGCAGGCGCAGGCCGAGGTGCAGCTGCTGCCCGCGGGTGATTTCGCCGCCCGCGACGGCCGCCCCGGTCCCGGCAAGACCTGGCGGTTGAACGACGCCGAGGGCGAGCGCCTGGCCGCGCAGATCACGCGCACCGCGCAGCAAAGCGCCTTTTGCATCGACTTCGATCACCAGACGATCCGCTCCGAGGCCAACGGCCAGCCGGCGCCGGCCGCCGCCTTCGCGACGCGCTTCGAGTGGCGCAAGGGCGTCGGCCTGTTCGCCACCGACGTCGCCTGGACCGAGCGCGCCAAGGCCTACATCGAGTCCGGCGAATACAAGTACCTCTCGCCCGTCATCAAGTTCGACGACGCCGGGCGCATCACCGGCGTGCTGATGGCCGCCATCACCAACTACCCCGCGCTGTTGGGCATGGCGCCCATCGGCACCCAGTTGTGCGCCGTGCTTGCGGCGCAGTTCACCGACCCCGACGCCGACCCGTCAAAGGAGACCGACATGGCCCTGCTTGCCACCCTGATTGCCACCCTCGGGCTGACCGCCCAGGCGACCGAAGCGGAAGCGCTGTCGGCCGTCTCGGCGCTGCGCACCACGGCCGAAGCCGCGGGCGCGCGGCCGGTCGTGCCGCAGGCGCTCGGCGCCGCGCTCGGCCTGGCCGCCGGTGCCGACGAGGCGGCCGCGCTCAGCGCCGTCGCCGCGCTCAAGGCGTCGGGCGACGGCAAGGGTGCCGCCAAGGGCACCGGCGACGGCGAGACGCTCGCCCTCGTCTCCACCCTGCAGGCGCAGGTCACCGAGCTCAGCGGCCAGATCAACGAGCGCAACGTGCTCGAGGCGGTGGACGCCGCGATCGCCGCCGGCAAGCTGCTGCCCGCGATGCGCGACTGGGCGCTGGGCATCGGCCGCGCCGACATCGCGCAGCTGCACGCCTACATCAAGGCCGCACCCGCCGCACAGCTCGGCCAGCCGCAAAGCGGCGGCGCCAAGGGCGGCGCCGGCGACGGCAAGGGCGGCGGCGAGCACACGGCCGCGCTCAGCGCGCAGGAGCTCGACGTCTGCACCCGCATGGGCATCACGCCCGAGGCCTACCGCGCCGCCGCCGTCGCGGCCGCCTGAGCCCCAACACCCCCGACCGGAGACCGACCCATGACCGCAACCACCGTCGACCGCGGCACCCAGCGCCGCGATTCGAGCCAGTTCGCCTTCCCCGTCGCCGCAAGCACCAAGATCCCGGGCGGCGTGATCGTCGCGCTCAACGCATCGGGCCTGGCCGTCAACGGCGCCACGGCGACCACGCTGAAGGCGGTGGGCGTCTCCGAGGCGCTCGCCGACAACAGCGCCGGCGCCGCGAGCGACATCAAGGTGAACGTCCGGCGCGGCTGCTTCAAGTTCGGCAACTCCACGGCGGGCGATGCGATCGCCCTGGCCGACGTCGGCGCCAGTTGCTACATCGTCGACAACCAGACCGTCGCCAAGACCAACGGCAGCTCGACGCGCTCCGTCGCCGGCACGATCCGCGACGTGGACGCCGACGGCGGCGTCTGGGTCGAGTTCTGACGCGCCCGGCCCCGCCACCACCGCCCCCCGCCCGCACACGGCACACGGCCCCCAGGAGATCACGATGATCGTCAACCGCGCCAACCTCAGCCTGCTCACGCAGGCGTTCAACGCCGCCTTCATGGAAGGCTTCAAGCTCGCGCCCAGCATGTGGGCCGACGTCGCGCTGCTCGTGCCCAGCACGACGAGCGAGGAGAAGTACGCCTGGCTCGGCGCCACCACCAAGTTCCGCGAGTGGCTCGGCGACCGCGTCTACCAGAGCCTGCGCCAGTACGACTACGCGATCAAGAACAAGACCTACGAGAACACCGTCGAGGTGCCGCGCGAGGCGATCGAGGACGACCAGTACGGCGTCTACAAGCCGCTCATCGGCATGATGGGCGAGGACAGCCGCAAGCACCCCGACGAGCTCGTCTTCGGTCTGCTGCAGGCGGGCTTCACGACGACCTGCTACGACGGCCAGTACTTCTTCGACACCGACCACCCCGTGGGCCTGCCCGGCGCGGAGGCGAGCGTCTCGAACTTCCAGGGCGGCAGCGGCGCGGCGTGGTACCTGATCGATACCAGCCACATGATCAAGCCGGTCATCTTCCAGCGCCGGCGCGACTACAAGTTCCAGGCGCTCGACTCGCTCGACGACCACGACGTCTTCAAGCGCAACCAGTTCATCTACGGCGTCGACGCGCGCGTCAACGTCGGCTTCGGCCTGTGGCAGTACGCCTACGCCAGCAAGCTCACGCTGGACGCGACGAACTACGCCGCCGCCTGCGCCGCGATGGGCGCCTTCAAGGGCGACAGCGGCAAGCCGCTCGCCGTCAAGCCCACGAAGCTCTACGTCGGCTGGAGCAACTGGGCCGCAGCCAAGGCCGTCGTCGAGGCCGAGCGCCTCGCCAACGGCGCGACCAACACGATGCGCAACACGACCGAGGTCGTCGTCTGCCCGTGGCTGGCCTGAGCCCGCGCTAGTCACCAGGAGCAAGCGACATGGCAACCAAGCAAACCCACAAGCCGGCCGGCGCGCCCACCAAGGGCCTGAAGGTCATCTCCGCCCGCGAGGGCTTTCGCCGCGGCGGCCACGCCTTCGGCAAGGAGCCGCGCGTCGTCGCGCTCTCCGAGCTGACGCCCGAGCAGGCCGATGCGATCCGCGAGGAGCCGATGCTCGCCGTCGCCGAGGTCGACATCGAGCCGGTCAACTGATACCACGCCAGCAGGACTGCCGGGCGAAGCGGCTTCAGCCCGGAGGAAGGACTAGCAGCTCGGGCCACGCCGAACAACGGCCCGAGGGTCGAAGCCCGTCACGTCACGCCGCCGCCCGCCCATGTACGCCACCCAGCCCGACATGCTCACCGCCTACGGCACGGCCGAGCTGGTGCAGCTCACCGACATCGAGCAGCCGCGCACCGGCGCGGTGGTCGGCGCGGTGCTCGACGCGGCGCTCACGGCGGCCTCGGCCGAGATCGACGGCTACCTGATCGGCCGCTACGCGCTGCCGCTCGCCAGCCCGCCCGCGATCCTGAACGGCCTGTGCTGCAAGATCGCGCGCTACCGGCTCATGACGACCGCCCCCGACGAGGTGGCGCGCAAGGGCTACGAGGACGCGGTGCGCTACCTCGAGCTCGTTGCCCGCGGCCAGGTCAACCTCATCGCGCCGGCCGACGTGCCGGCCGCCGCCGGCGCCGGCAGCGTGCTGTTCGAGCCCGGCGCGAAGATCTTCGGCCGCGAGAGCGCCGCCGGCGACGCCGCAGGTGCCTGATGGCCTCGCCGCTGCTCGAGGACTACCTCTTTCTCGTCGCGCAGATCGTCGCGCGGCTGAAGGCACAACTGCCCGAGCTCGACGTGCTGCCGATCGAGGCGATGGCGCAGGCCACCGAGCGCAGCGTGCGCACCAGCACCGCGTTCGTGCTGTGGGAGGGCGACCGGTTCTCGGACCAGGCCGGCGACGGCCGCTCGACCGCCGTCGTGCAGAGCTTCACCGTCGTGCTCGCGGTGCGCAACGCCGACCAGGTCGACAAGGACGCGCGCAACCTGCACGCCGGGCCGCTGCTGAGCCGGCTGCACAAGGCGGTCGCCGGCTGGGCGCCCGAGGGCGTGTACCGCAATTTCCGGCGCGCCAACGGGCCGCGGCGGCCGAACTACGGGCCCAACGTCGGGCTGTACCCGCTTACCTTCGAAATCAACCTGGTGCTGTAGGGCGCCGCATTTAGGAGATCACCATGCCCGGCTTCCTTGGACAAGGCAAAGTGCTCGTCGGCAACCGTCTCCCGACGGGTCTGCCCGACATCCTGCGCTGGATCGGCAACGCGAGCAAGTTCGAGATCTCGCTCGAGGAGGACTCGATCGAGCGCAACGAGAGCTACTCAGGCAGCCGCCTGCCGCTGCGCCGCGCGACGCGCAGCAGGAAGGGCACGCTCTCGATCGTCTTCGACGAGTTCACGAAGGACAACATGGCGCTCGCGCTGCTCGGCGCCGCGACGGCGGTGGCGGCCGGCTCGGCGCAGACCGGCGTGGCGCTGGCGGCCACCGTAGGCAACCCGGCGGTCGTCGGCTCGATCCTCGCGCTGCCGTCGAAGAACGTCTCGGCGGTCGCGATCAAGGACTCGACCGGCTCTCCGAAGACGCTCACCGCGGGCACCAACTACACGCTCGATGCGTTCGCCGGCACGATCGAGATCATCGACATCACGACCGGCGGGCCCTACGTGATGCCGCTCAAGGCCGACTTCACCCCAGGCGCGGTGAACGTGGTCGGCGCCTTCAAGCTCGCGACCCCCGAGCTCTACGTGCGCATGGACGGCATCAACACCGACGACGGCTCGCGCGTCATCTGCGACCTCTACCGCTCGCGCGTGTCGACGACGAAGAACTTCGGCCTCATCACCGACGACTTCGCCGACTTCGAGCTCTCGGGCACGGTGCTGGCCGACCTGACGCGCGCCACGTCGAGCACCGGCGGCCAGTTCTTCAGCCTGACCTTGCCGTAAGCGGGGCCGCGCCATGAGCGAGGCCAACAACGCGAAGAACCCGTCGCTGCGCGAGCTGCTCGCGCTGCCGGTGCAGGTGCCGATCGGTGGCTCGTTCGTCGCGCTCGCGCCGATGGGCTGGATGCAGGCGGCGCACGCGCTCGAGCCGCTGATGTCGGCGCTCGGCGCGCTGCCGCCGGCGCTCGCCGGCTACGAGCGCATGAGCCGCGACGAGAAGCTTGCCGTCTGGCTCGGCGCGATCATCTCCAACCGAGACGAGCTGGCCGAATTTGCGGCTCGCGCAAGCGGCTTTGCCCGGCCGGAGGTCGAGCAGCTTCAGCCGCTGCACTTCGCCGAGCTCCTGTTCGCCCTCTTCGAGCTGAACGCAGATTTTTTTGTACGCAGCCTGCCCGCGCTGCTCGAGCGCGTGGCAGGCCGGCTCCCGGCGTTGAAGGCCAGGCTGCAGGCGAGCCTCGCGGCGGCGACCGCGACCGCGGCGGCGACGGCGACGGACAAGGCCTCCACCACGTCTTCCAGCGCCTGATCGGCGCCGGGCACCGCTGGAGCGAGGCAGTGAACTACACGCCGGCGCAGACGCGATGGTTCGTGCGGGCGATCGACGCCGAGCAGCGCGAGGCGCACCGCCTCGCGGTGGTCGCCGCGCGCGTCGCGCAGGCCGGCGACGGCAAGACGGTCGCGAACTACCTCGACGCCCTGAACAACGCCGCCGCGACGGCCGGCGCGCCCAGGCGCCGCCGCGTGTAGGACGCATGCGATGAGCGACATCGAAGCCAAGCTGCGCATCAGCGCCGACACCGTGCAGGCGCTGCGCAAGGTGGGCGAGCTGCACAAGCAGATCGCCGGCCTCACCGACGCCGGCAAGGGCGCCGCGCCGCTCGCCGACGCGAGCACGCTGCGCCCGGTGTCGGACCAGCTCGTGACGATCCGCTCGCAGGCGATGAGCATCCGCGGCCTGCTGAGCTCGGCGTTCGCGGCGGTGGGCCTGGGCGGCGGCCTGGCCGCGCTGACGCGCTACGCAGACGGCTACGCGGGCCTGACCGCGCGGCTGCGCATCGCGACCGAAGGCCAGCAACAGTTCAACCAGGCGCTCGACGCCGCGCGCTCGCTCGGCAGCCAGTACCAGCAGGGCCTGCAGGGCGTCGCGCGCCTGATCGACAAGACCTACAGCGCGATCAAGCCGCTCGGCGGCACGCTCGCCGACGCGACCGGCACGACCGAGGCGCTGCTCGCCGCATTGACGCGCAGCGGCGCGACGGCCGAGGAGTCCGCCTCCGGCGTGCTGCAGTTCGCGCAGGCGCTCGCCAGCGGCGTGCTGCAGGGGGACGAGTTCCGCTCGCTCGCGGAGGCGGCGCCCGCGTTCCTGGACGCGCTCGCCGAGGGCCTGGGCAAGCCGCGCTCGGAGCTCAAGGCGCTCGGCGAGCAGGGCAAGCTCACGAGCGACCAGATCGTGATCGGCCTCGCGCGCGCGCTGCCCAAGCTGCGCGAGACGGCCGCCGCGATCCCGCCGACGATCGGCGGCGGCTTCACGGTGCTCAACAACGCGATCAGCGAGTTCGTCGGCCGCGCGGCGCAGACGAGCGGCGTCGCGCGTGCGATCGCCGACGTGCTCAAGCTCGCCGCGGACAACGCAGGCGTGCTCGTCACCGCGTTCGGCGCGCTGGCCGGCGCGGCGGTGCTGGTCGGCCTCGGTAGCCTGGCCAGCGCGCTCGCCGGCGTCGTGACGGTGACCATCGCCGCCGGCGGGGCGATGTCGGCACTGCTGGCGCTGATCGGCGGGCCGGTCGGCCTGGTCGTCGCGCTCGGCGCGCTCGCCGCGGGCTGGGGTGCCGTGAGCACAGCCAAGCAGCGCGCACTCGACTCCGACCTCGGCGCGATGCAGCGTGAGCGCGCGCAGATCCAGGCCGAGCTCGACAAGCAGCGCGCCGAGATCGGCAAGAGCGTATTCAGCTACGCGCCGATCGAGGCGCGTCGCCTCGAAGAGCAACTCGCCCTGCTCGACGCCAAGATCGCCGAGCTCGAGCGCAAGAAGCGCGTCGCCGAGTTCGAGGCGCTGCGGCGCGGCGAGAAGGCCGACTTTGGCGGGCCGAATATCCGCGACGAGGCCGGGCTGAAGCGCCTGAGTGACGAGTACAAGACCGCCGCCGAGATCAACCGCAAGTTCGAGGCCGATCGCCAGCAGCTCGTCAAGGCGAGCCAGGAGAAGATCGCCTTCCTGCGCGAAAGCGGGCGCGAGCAGGACGCGGCGGACCTGGAAGCGGAGACCGCCGCGCGCCTGAAGGTGATCGACAAGGCGCAGGCCGACGCGCTGCGCAAGGAAGCGCCCGTCGCGAGCCGCGTCGCTGCGTTCAAGGCCTCGTTCGACGCCACGCTCGAGCTGCAGCGCGACGCGATCGCGCGCGAGCAAAAGCTCAACCAGCAGCGCTACGACGACGCGCTGCAGGACGCGCGCACCTACCTGGCCGAGCGCGCGCGCCTCGAAGACCAGGCCGCCGCCGACGACCTGCAGCGCCTTGGCAGCGAGCTGGCCGAACGCCGCCGCACGCTGGCGCAAAACGAGAGCCGCCTGGCACTGGCGCAGAACCCGAACGAGCGCGAGACGATCGGCGAGGCACTCTTCGCGCAGAAGCAGGAGATCGCCAAGCTCGAAGTCGACATCGCCAAGCGCACCCGCGACCAGGCCGACGCCGAGCAGGCACGCCTGCGCGATGCCGGGCTGCTGACGGCCGAGCTCGAACGCCAGCAGCGCGCGATGGGCGCCGACCTGGCCGACGCGCGGGGCGAGCGCCTGAGCGAAGCGCAGCTGCGCGCGCGCCGCATGGACGAGATGCAGCCGCAGTTCGCCCGCGCGGCCCAGCTCGGCGCGAACGCGCAGCCGCTGCTCGATCGGGTGCAGGTGCAGGTGACGCGCGACCTGCTCGCCCAGGTGCGCGAGGACTTCGAGCGCACGCAGCAGAAGATCGCGCTCGACGAGCGCACGATCGCCGACGAGGTCGCGGCCGGCCACCTGACGACGGCCGAAGGCGAGGCGCGCGTGCTCGCGCTGCGCGCCGAGCAGATCCCGGCGCTCGACGCGATCATCGAGCGCATGCGCGAGCTCGCGCAGACCAAGGACGAGCGCGCCGCAATCGACGCGCTGCAGGTCCAGGTCAAGGGTATGAGCGATCTGCGCACCGAGATCGAGAAGACGGCGCGCAGTGAGGGCGTGCGGGCCATCACGACCGCGCTCGACGACATCGCGACCGGCGCCAAGACCGGCAAGGAGGCGCTGCTCGACATGGTCGGCGGCTTCGCGCGCGCGATGCTGCGCGTGCTCGAGGCGCAGCTCGCCGAGAAGCTCGTCAAGCAGTTCACCGACGCCGCCGGCGGCGGCAGCGGCGGCAAGAGCTGGTGGGACACCATCGTCGCGATCGGGAGCAAGGTCGTCGGCCTGTTCCACGGCGGCGGCGTCGTCGGCGCGGGCGGCGGCGCGACGCGCGCGGTGAACCCGGCCGTCTTCACTTTGGCGCCGCGCTACCACGGCGGCGGCATCGCCGGCCTGCTGCCGGGCGAGCGCCCGGCGATCCTGATGGACGGCGAAGAGGTGCTGACCGCGCGCGACCCGCGCCACGTCAGGAACTACCGCGGCGCCGCCAGCGGCAACCAGGTGTTCGTCGAAATCAACGGCGCACAGGGCAGCCCGGCGCAGCAGCAGGCGGGCGGCGCGGACCTGGGCCGCATGGTGCTCGCCGTGGTCGAACAGTGGGCCGCGAAGGAAAGCCGCACCGGCGGGCTGCTCGCTGGCGCGGGGCGCTGAGGAGGCAGCGATGACGGCCCCCAAGCTCACTTCGTTCGCTGCCCCCGTGGAGCGCTCAGCGCCCTTGGGGCGGCCCGGCGGGCGCTGAGATGGCCGTCTTCGACTGGATCGAGTCCGCGGCGACGACGCTCGACGAAGAACCGCGCGTACTGCAGACGCGCTTCGGCGACGGCTACGCGCAGCGCCAGGCCGACGGCTTGAACCCCCTCGCGCAGCAGTGGAGCGTGAAGTTCAGCGCGGTCGACAACGCGAACGCAGACGACCTGATCGCCTTCCTGCGCGCGCGCGGCGGCGTGGAGGCCTTCGACTGGACGCCGCTGTGGCACACGGCGGCGATCCGCGTCGTCTGCCCGCGCTGGAGCCGCAGCCAGCCGACCGAGTTCGGCCAGTGCGACATCAGCGCGACCTTCGTGCAGGTGTTCGAGCCATGACATCGATCGCCGGCGACCTCACCACCCTCGCGCCGGGCGCGCGTGTCGAGCTGTTCGTCGTCGACGCGACAGGCATCGGCGGGCCCGTCGTGCGTTTCTACAACGGCGTGAACGCCAACAGCCAGCCGCTCGTCTGGCAGGGTGCGACGTACGAGCCGATGCCGATCGAGGCCGAGGGCTTCGAGGTGCGCGCCGACGGCCCCGCGGCGCGGCCGACGGTGCGCGTCAGCAACGTCGGTGGCCTGATCGGCGCGTTCGCGCGTGCCTATCGCAACCTGCAAGGCGCTCTCCTGGTGCGCAAGCGCACGCGCGTGAAGTACCTGGATGCGTTGAACTTCCCCGGCGGCGTGAACCCGACGGCGGATGCGACCGCCGCGCTTGCCGACGACGTCTGGCGTTTCGACCGCGTCGCGCGCCGCAACCGCGCGCTGATCGAGTGGGAGCTGGTGAGTCCGATCGACCTCGAGGGCGTGATGCTGCCCGGGCGCCAGATCCGCATCAGCGTCTGCGGTTCGGCGTACCGCAGCGCCGAGTGCGGCTACACCGGCGGGCCGGTCGCGAAGGCCGACGACACGCCGACGGCCGACCCGGCGCAGGACAAGTGCAGCCTGCACATCAGCGGCTGCAAGCTGCGCTTCGGCGCCAACGCGGAGCTGCCGATCGACATCTTCCCCGGCGCGGGAGTGCTGCGCAATGCCTGAGCTGAAGTCCGGCCACACGTTCGCGATCGAGCAGCTGCTGCCCGAGCACCGCGAGGCGATCTACGCGCACGCCGAGCGCGAGCAGCCGCGCGAGTGCTGCGGCCTTTTGGTACGCGAGCCCGCGTGCGGCGCCGTGCTGTACTTGCCGGCGGCGAACTTGTGCGCCGAAGGCGGGCACGACCGCTTCCGGCTCGACCCGATGACGTACGCCGAGGCCGAGGAGATCGGCCAGGTCCTCGCCGTCGTGCACAGCCACCCGAACGCGAGCGCCAACCCGAGCATGGCCGACCGCGTCGGCTGCGAGCGCAGCGCCCTGACGTGGCTCGTGATGGGCTGGCCCAGCGGCGTCGTGAAGGCGGTCAGCCCCGAGGGCTGGCAGGCGCCGTACAAGGGGCGCGAGTTCTGCCACGGCGTGCTCGACTGCTACACGCTGATCCAGGACTGGTACCTGCGCGAGCTGCGCATCGAGCTGCCCGACTTCGAGCGCGAGGACGGCTGGTGGGAGCCCGCGCGCGGCGAAGACCTCTACATGCGCCACTACCGCGAGGCAGGCTTCGAGCGCGTCGACGGGCCGCCGCAGCGCCACGACGTGATCCTGATGCAGGTGCGCAGCGACCAGGCCAACCACGGCGCCGTCTACCTCGGCGACGGCGTGCTGCTGCATCACCTGCACGGGCGCCTGAGCTGCGAGGACGTGTACGGCGGCTACTGGGAGCGCCACACGCTCGCGCTGCTGCGCCACCGCAGCCGCACCGGCGCGCTCGCCATGCCGTTGCAGGCCGCGGCATGACGGTCGAGGTGATCCGCGAGGTGCGGCTCTACGGGCCGCTGGGGCGCCGCTTCGGGCGCGTGCACCGGCTGGCCGTCGCCACCCCGGCGGAGGCCGCGCAGGCGCTGTGCGCGGTGCTGCCGGGTTTCGAGCGCGCCTTCCTGGGCGCGCCCGGACGCCCCCCCGCGCGCTACCACGTGTTCGTCGGCCGCGGCGGGCAGCGCGAGACGGTCGGCCTCGAGCGCGCGGTCGAGCCAGTCGGCCGCACCGAGCCGATCCGCTTCGTGCCGGTGATCGAGGGCGCCAAGCGCGCCGGGCTGCTGCAGGTCGTGCTCGGCGCGGCGCTGATGATCGCAGCGCCCTACGCGGCGGGTGCGATCTTCGCTGCCGGCGGCAGCATCGGGCTGGCGGCGGGTGTCTCGACCTACGGTGTGCTCGCCGGAAAGATGCTGATCCTCGGCGGCATCGTCTCGCTGCTCAGCCCGCAGCGCAAGGGCGGCGCGGCGCCGGCGCCCGAGAACATGCCGAGCTACGGCTTCGATGCCGGACCGGTGAATACGACGCAGCAGGGCCTGCCGGTGCCAATCGGGTTCGGCCGCATGGTGATCGGCTCGGCGGTGATCTCGGCGGGCCTCGCGACCGACGACCTGGTGCTCGCCGCGGCGCCGGCGCCGATCCCGCCGGCAACGCTGCCGCCCTACATGTCTCCCGACCCGTACGTCAGCACCTCGGACGGGCCGTGACGATGATCGAAGGCGCGAAGAAGGGCGGCGGCGGCAGCGCGGCCGTCGAGGCGCCCGACACGCGCCGCTCGGTGCAGACGGCGCAGGTCGTCGACCTCTGGTGCGAGGGCGAGATCGAGGGCCTCGTCAACGGGCTGAAGAGCGTCTACCTCGACGGCGTGCCGATCGAGAACGCCGACGGCAGCAAGAACTTCGAGAACGTCGTCTTCGCCCACACGCACGGCACGCAGGGCCAGGCGGCGTTGCCGGGCTTCGACCAGGTGCAGACCGAGATCGGCGTCGGCGTCACCGTGACGGCCGCGACGCCGGTGACGCGCACGATCACCAATGCGGCCGTCGATACGGTGCGGGTCACGATCGCGGTGCCGCAGCTCACGAGCCAGGACACCTCGACCGGCGACCTGCGCGGCTCGAGCTTCGAGTACGCGATCGAGGTGCAAAGCGCGGGCGGAGGCTTCGTCGAGCGCGCCCGCGCGACGCTCACCGAAAAGATCGGCTCGACCTACAAGTTCGCGCGCAGGATTCAGCTCAGCGGCCCGGCACCGTGGGACGTGCGCGTCAAGCGCATCAGCCCCGACAGTGGCAGCAGCGCCATCGTCAACGCGTTCGCCTGGGACAGCTATACCGAGATCCAGTCGCTCAAGCTGCGCTACCCGAACTCGGCGATCGGCGCGCTGCAAGTGAGCGCGCGCCAGTTCAACCACATCCCGACGCGCGCCTACGACATGCTGCTGCAGCGCGTGCAGGTGCCCGTCAACTACAACCCGATCACGCGCGTCTACACGGGCACGTGGGACGGCACGTTCAAGACCGCGTGGACGGACAACCCGGCGTGGATCTTCCGCGAGGTGGCAACGCACCCGCGCTGGGGCCTGGGCCAGTACGTCAGCGCGGGCGCGGTCAACAAGTGGCGGCTCTACACCATCTCGCAGTACTGCGACGGCATGGTCGACCGCGGCAACGGGCAGCTCGAGCCGCGCTTCACGTGCAGCCTGTACCTGCAGACGCGCGAGCAGGCGCGCAAAGTGCTGCAGGACCTGGCGGCGGTGTTCCGCGCGATCAGCTTCTGGGCCGGCGGCGAGCTGCAGGTGGTGCAGGACGCGCCGGCCGACCCGGTGATGCAGTTCAGCCCTGCGAACGTGGTCGACGGCGCGTTCGAGTACCAGGGCCAGAGCGGTCTGCAGCGCCACAGCGTCTTCATCGTCTACTACAACGACCTGACGCAGCTCGGCAAGCGCGTGCCCGAGGTCTACGCGCCGGACGACCTGGTCGCGCGCTACGGCATCCGCGAGCTGGAGTTGAGCCCGATCGGCGTCGCCTCGCGCGGGCAGGCGCAGCGCCTGGCGCGCTGGGCCGCCT